CGACCTGATCGAGGGGGCGTCCCAGTTGGCTGGCAACGCCAAGTCCGTGGCGGGCAACCCGCGGGGCGCGGCGCAGCAGTGGACGAACGCCGCCTGGGGCGCGGCCGCGCCCTACGTCCCCCAACTGATGGCCGCCGCTGCCAAGCACGAGGTGCCGGTCAACGTCCTGGCGGGACTGCTGATCCAGGAGTCCGGCGGCAACGTCAACGCCAAGTCCGGGGCCGGGGCGCTGGGGCTGATGCAGTTCATGCCCGGCACGGCCAGGGGCATGGGCATCGACCCCCTCAACCCCGACCAGGCCATCGACGGCGGGGCGCGGTACCTGAAGCAGTTGGCCGACCAGTCCGGTGGGGACTGGTCGCAGGCCGTGGGCAAGTACAACGCGGGGCCTGCCGGGAACCTGAACAACAGCGAGACACGCAACCACATCACCAAGGTGATGGGGTGGGCTGACACCATCGGCGAGTCGATGGGAGCACTAGGAGGAGGGGGTATGCCGCCTACACCGCCGAACCCGAACCGTGGACGCGACCTGGGAGGGCCTGGTGGAGGCCCCACCATCGGGGACGTGGGTGGCGCCTTCTCCGCGACCGGCTCCAAGGTGCGTGGGCTGCTCGACCGCATCGGGGCCATGAGCGGCACGTCCCAGCCTGGTGGTGAGCGCCAGGTGGTGCCTGGCATGCCGGGGATGGAGCACATCACCACTGGCACCCCGGCCGCCAGGCCGTCCACCGTGAGCATCTCCGTGGAGGAGATACAGGCCGCCCTGGCGAAGGGCGGCGGCGCCCTGGCCGAGTTGCTCCAGCGGGTGGTGAACGAGAACGTGGAGTCGGCCCGCACCGTACGCACCCCGCTGGTGCGGCCTGGTCAGCCCGGTGCCGGGATGAGAACGGACGACGCCTTCATCCAGGGCATCGCCGGGCAGGAGGAGCGAGACATCGGGGGCGTCGGCCCCACGCCGCAGAGCGCCGCCGGGCCGGGGTCGCCTGGCGCCCCAAAGGGGAGGCCGCAGGGGTGGATCGACCCTGAGAGCGTCTCCAGCCAGATTTACAAGGGCCTCATCGGCATCTCCAACGGACTCTTGGAGGACATCGACGCCGACGAGGCCATCCTGGCGAAGCCCCAGACCAACGAGAACCTGCTGGAGCGCCAGCAGGCCCAGAACCGCCTCGCCGCCAACAAGCAGCGCCTCATCGGGCTGGCCCCGCAGATCAGGCAGATCGAGCAGGAAGAGGCGGGCGGTCGTGAGGGCACGGTGGCCCCCGGCTCCACGCCCTATATGAAGAAGATTCCGATCTACAAGAAGGTCAACGGGCAGTGGACTATCGAGTACATCGATAACCCCAACGCAGGGGAAGACCCTCGGATCACCGAGCGCAACCTGTCTGAGGCCGGGGCCAGCGCCCGCAGCCAGGCCGAGTTGGCCTCCCGCGAGAGGATCAGCGGGGCCGAGTTGGGGGTGCGCCGGGAGGAGATCGGCTCCCGCGAGAAGGTGGCCGGACTCCAGGAGGCCGGGGCCACCGAGCGCCTGGGCATCTCGGAGGCGGGGCAGACCGACCGGGCCACGATGGCCTCCAACACCCAACGGGTGACCACCGCCCTGGCCCAGGCCGTGGAGCAGCGCCGCCAAGACATCGACGGCCAGATCAGGAAGGGCGACCTCGACCTGCGGACGGCCACCGAGCAGTTCAACCAGTGGTACAAGCAGAACGTCGAGGCCCCCCTGGCGATCCTCCAGCAGCAGCGGGCCACGGAGCAGCAGAAGACGGCCCAGCAGCAGGCCGTCACGCAGCGGGCCACCGCCCAGGCGGAACACGAGCGGGGCGTCGCCAACATCGGGCAGCAGATGTGGGGTTCCGCGGCCCAGGCGTACAACCAGATGATCCCGCTGACCGTGGGGCAGGGGTGGGGAGAGGGATTCCAGAAGAACCTGGCCGCCGGGGCCGGTGGCTACACCCCCAACCAGGGTTCCACCTTCAACGTCTCCGAGTCCCTGGATCAGTTCGCCACGCGCAAGGTGGCCGAGATGCTCAAGGGCGTCTCCCCCTACGCCGACAGCATCCTGGCCTCCGAGCAGCAGATGGGCGCTCCGGGCCAGAACATGGGCGGGAACCAACTGGACGCCCTGACTCAGCAGGCCACCGGGGTGGCCTCCAACGCGCTGGGCAACCCCTTCCAGATGCCCCAGCAGCAGCCCATCCAGTTGCCAGGGCAGATCGACATCGCTGGGATGGCGGGAGCGGGGATGCCGCCTGGGCAGGACGGCCAACTGACCCAGCAGATGGATCAGTTCCTACCTCAATACGGTCAGTAGGACGTAGGCGTAGAATAGGCGGCGCCCGATATGCCAGAGACTGAGGCACCAGCACCGACCACCGAGGAGGCACCGGCTCCTTCGGCCCCGGACGCCCCGGAAGGCGACGGCGAAAAGACCGACGGCAACGAGTGGCTTCGTGAGACGGCACAGGGGTTGATCTACTCCCGACCCCTGGACACCGCCAAGCAGAGCGACGAGTGGGCCGAGGCCAACGCCGAACTGCGCCGCGGGCGGAAGAACGGTCAGGCCCGAGAGGGCAAACAGGAGGAGACACGGCCCGCTGAGGAGGCCGCAGACGAGGCCCCACCCGAGGGCGAACAGAAGGCGTCAGGGGAGACTGATGCCGAGTTTGACCGCAAGGTGCAGGCAGAGGTGGATCGCCGCGAGGCCGTCCGCCGCCAACGGGCCGAGTCGCAGCAGGAGGCCAGGCTCCGGCGCGAGAACCCTCAAGAGTACGCCCGCCTCAAGGAGCAGCAGGAGCAGCAGAACACCGCCGCCGGGGCGTTGACCAACGCCCTGCGGGGCATCTCCAACCAGTTCGACGACGCGGCCGTGAAGCCGCTGATGGACGAACTGGACGAGAAAACCCGCAACTCCATCCTGGGGAAGGCGTCCGGTGTGCACGGCATCCCGCAGCGCAAACTCCTCGTCACCGAGGGGATCGCGGCGCTCAAGAAGGCGGCCTACGAGGAGGGACTCAACAAGGGCCGGGAAGAGGCCCGGCGGTCGCTGCGGCGTAACCCGTCCTTCCGCAAGGAACTGCTCTCCGAACTGCGCGGGGAGGAGGAGGAGCCAGACCTGGCTCTGGGGAACGGGGCGTCCAGGGACACCGACTGGGACATGAACTCGTGGATGCGCTCGATGACCGGAAGGGGGTCAGGCGGTCGCAGCCGCGCTAGCAGCAGGGAGTAGAAGACGTGCCTTACAACAGCATCATCGCCCGGCAGGAGAGCGTATCCACTCCCTCCACCGGGTACGGCGCCCTCATCCCCGAGGACTTCTCTAGGGAAATCTTCAAGGGGATTCTGAACAAGTCCGCCGCCCTCCAGTTGCTCCCCCACCGCACCATGAGCCGGATGCAGCAGCGCCTCCCCGTGGTGAGCGCCCTGCCGTCGGCCTACTGGGTAGCCGGGGACACCGGACTCAAGCAGACCACCGCCGTGCAGTGGGCCAACAAGTGGCTCGTGGCCGAGGAACTGGCGGTGATCGTGCCCATCCCCGAGAAGTTGCTGGACGACGTGGACTACGACCTCTGGGACGAGATCAGGCCCCTCCTGGAGGAGGCCATCGCCATCGCCCTGGACGAGGCCATCTTCTTCGGCGTGGGCAAGCCCGCCTCCTGGCCCACCGCTATCGTCCCCGCCGCCATCGCCGCCGGGAACTCCGTGGTCAGGGGCGCCTCCAGCGTGGACATCGCAGACGACCTGAACAACGTGATGACCACGGTGGAGGTGGACGGCTTCGCCCCCAACGGGTGGTGGATGCGCCCGCAGTTCAAGGCCAGCCTGCGCGGCCTGCGGGACGCCAACAAGGACTTCCTGTTCCTGCCCGAGGGGCCTGCCAACGTGGGCCTGGCGAAGAACGACGCCCTGGCCGTCTCCCGCTCCGGCTCCAGCGCCGCGGGTGGCGTGCGGGCCGGGATGGTCTACGGCGAGCCTGCCTACATCTCCTACGCTGGACTCTCTGGCTTCACCAACGCCACCGCTGGGCAGACCACCCAGGTGGAGGCCGTGACGGGCGACTTCACGCAGGGCATCCTGGGCGTGCGCCAGGACTTGACCTTCAAGATGCTCGACCAGTCCGTGATCCAGGACAACACCGGGGCGATCATCTACAACCTCTCGCAGCAGGACTTGGTGGCGATGCGCGTGGTCTGTAGGTACGC